TAATACGCGTCGTGGTTCATGACTTGCGAGCCGCCGCCGTGCGCGCGCACCTTTGCATGCCGCTCGCGTCTGCCACTGCGCACGCCGACAATGAATACCTGTTTGGTGTCGTCCGATTGATTCGGTACGTGTGCCGAGAAAATCGAACGCTTGATGAGGCCGGGGTCCACTCGCTGATCGGGAGCGCCCGGCGGCGCATAGACCGGTGCGCGCGTGACCGCCTCTTTGCGGATGACTTCGGCGCCGGCACGCACCGCGCCGCGCAGCACGTTGCGCGCGAGCGCTACGGCCAAGTCGTTCAGCGCCGCATTCAGGTCAGCGAGGCCCTTGACGTTCAGCACCTCGTCAACCATTGGTCATGCCCTCCGCCGCCATCAATTCGACGATCTGATTGCCCTCGTCAATGTTCAACGCGGCCTGGATGATAAAAATGCGCCCGTTATAGGTCGCACGGTACGCGGCCACGACGCGCGGGTCGGCAAAGATCGCGTCATAGCGCACGGTGATGCGATGCGACACGTCGGTCATGACCGACTGCGCCGCCGCACGCTCGCTGCCGTTCAGCGCTTCAATGAGCGCATAGACTGGCTTGACGGTATTCCACGTCTCCTGCTGCTGGCCGAAGCTGTCCTGCGTCGTGACACGTTGCTCAATCGTGATGAGGCGAGTGAGGAGCCCGCTGCGAATGCGCGCCGTCATGGCAGCGACATCCTGTACGGGTCCAGCAAGCCATTGATGAAGGGCAGTTCTTCGACCTTGCCGCGATTCAAGATGGCCACTTCCTCGCGGTTCTCGTACAGCGAGCCGGTGCGAATCAAGATCCAGTTGCAGATGCCTTCGGGCACCGGCTCGGGTCCGCCGTAGATGTAGCTCGTGCCGGAACCAGCATCGGCGAGCGTGACCGCTTGGCCCGCGCTATCGAGCAACGTGTACGCGCCGCCGGAAGCGGTGGCGACCGTGTAAGGCACGTTAGGCAACAGCGGCGCCGGCAGCTTGCCGCCCGAGTTGGTGAACCAGACACTGTCGCCCGGCTTCCAGGCCACGGGGCCGCGTACCTGAATCTGCGTGCCAGGCAAGGCGCCGCTGACCGCACACACGGACATGTAGCCCGCGTCATAGGTGATGGTGACGGCTCCGATCTGCGGCAGCGGGATCGGCCAGATCTTGCCGAAGCCTGGTGTCACGATGGCCGGCATCAGGGCGGCATTGACGACGTAATCGGCAGGATTCATGGTTTGCCAGGTGCCATCTATGCCGAGATAGTCGATCGACACGACCTCGACCACGGGACAATGCGGCAGCACAATCGCGAAGCCTGGGTAGTTCACGACGTGGGCAAACGGCAGCGGCGTGCCGACACCGGCCATTGGGAACCGGTCGAGCACAAGCCGGTAACGCGCGTGCAGAAACTGCTGGCGCGTAAGCGTCTCGGCAGCCGCACGGGCCGCCGTGAGCATCGACGCGATGAGCGTATCCTGCGCATCGTCGGTCACGCGCAGGTGCAGCTTCGCGACGGCCAGGTCGATCGGCTCGCCCACTGGCCGCTGCAGCAGGATCTCGGGCATCAGCGACCACTGTCAGATGATCTGGACAACCGTCGCGTCGCCGAGGTTGACGGGAATAAGCGCCGATGCATCCACCGGCGGATCGAAGCGCGCGCCGACGCCAAACAGGTACGCGGCAACATACGATGCGGCGGTGCCAAGCGTGACCGATAGCTGGACGAACGCGTAGCCGTTGTTGGTATCGACGTCGCCGTTGCGGAAATTGATCAGCGCCTGAACGTTCGCGCCACTGGCAGCCGAGATCGTGGCGATCGCCTTACCCGGCAGATCCTTCGCGCCGGTGCCAGCCGCATCCTGTGCCTGACGGATCTTGGCGTCGAGCGTGCCGTTCGCGCCCATCGCCCCGGTGCCGATCAGCGCCAGAAAGGTATGGAAGTTCTGCACCGGCACCCACGCGGTGGTAACGGTGCCGGCGGCCTGGTTGGCGGGGTCGATCGAGGTGAGCAGCGCTTCGAAGTCGGTGGGTTTCAGACTGGGCAGCATATTGAGATCCTCCGGAAATTAGCGGGCCGCGAGCTGGATGAACGGCGACAGGTTGTTCGTCCCGTTCGCCGGCTTGATCGGATTGACGATGGTCGGCTGGCCATCGAGGCGGAACACGGTGCGGAACGCCATCGCATCCGCGTCGAAGTACAGGTGCATCGACGTCGCGGTCTCGATACCGGACGCCTTCTTGATGGTGCGGTAGTACGACAGGTCGAGCAGGATCACGTCGCCTTGCGACGAGAAGCTCTTCGCGTGCTGCGAGACGAACACCGGACGGCCCAGCAGCATCCCGTAGGGCGACTCCTGTGCGCCGGCGGAGATCGGCAGATAGATCGGATAGTTGCCGAGCGTCAGCGTAAAGAGTGCCGGCAGCACGTCGTTGTTGACGAGCCAGATCGCACGGCCGAACGAACCTGGCGGCAGGCGGGCGATCATCTTGGAGAGGTTCGAGATGGTCAGCGTCTGCGTGGCCTGGCCCGAATCCTTGGCGACCACGATCGCGGCGTTGCCCTGCAGCGCGCCGATGGGCATACCGTTGCCGGCGCCGAACAGCAGCGAGTCGTTGGTCTTCCAGCGGATCGAGTCGCCGATCTTGCGGTTCAGGTACTGGCCAAGCGCCGGGCCATCGGCGATCAGTTCGTCGGTGAGCGGCACCAGCGCCATCATCTTGTGCAGGAATTGGGTCGTGGCCGACAGCTTGGGCTTCGTCGCTGTGCCGGTGTTGGCTTCGGCTTGCCAGTAGGCGCGAATCCCATCGGTGCCCCAAGGCGTGGTCTCGTCCTTGGGGAACACCATCGAGTTGCCCTCGATGTCGTAGTCGTCGGTGTACGGCAGCAGAGCGTCCTCGCCGAGCGAGAGCGTGAAGATGTCGCGCGAGAATTCCGGCGGGATCAGGAAGCCGCCGTCCGGGCCCGAGCCTTCGCCGCCGTAGGTGGCTGGTGCGACCGCACCAATACCACCATAGCGCAGGCGCTCATCGGCACGCATCGGGTTGACGGTCGCCATGTGGACCGAGCGGGCGAACTCGCCCAGCGACCGGAAGCCGCGCTTCGGATCGTGCTCGATGTTCTCCGACACGCTGATGCGTGCGTTCTCCGGGACCGGCACGCCAGCGCTGCGTTCGGCCTCAATCAGCGCTTCCTCGCGCTCGATCTGGCGTTGTGCTGCCTGGATCGAGGCCATCAGCGTGTCGTACTGCGCGGTCTCGGCATCGTCCAGGTCGCGGTTCTCCGCGTGCGCGGACTCGACCAGTTTGCGTGCGTCGGCGACCAGCGCCGCCTTGCGTTGCTGCAGGGTGCGGAGGGTTTTGCTCATGTCGGGCTCCAGAAATGAAGAAACCCGCTCGTGGCGGGTTCAAGGTTGACTGCAAGGGCAAGAATGGTCTGGCTGAGATCGCAGGCCTCGCTGCTATGCTGCGAAATCAAGTGGGTGGCGTGATCGCCGTCCGGCCCCTAAAACGTCCACGCGAGGGCACATGTCATGAAGTCTCGTAGCATCCGCTCGCATTTGAAGCCGTATTCGATATTCCATGAGCGGCGAACCACCGTCGCACATGCGTTCGCCTCGGCACTTGCACCGTCGGATCCGTATGTCGAATCCGAAGTCATCGAAGCGTTAACAGCATTGGCGCAGACCGATCTTGACCATCTGGTGTGCGTCTACTGCAGAGCGGAGGCCACCACCTGGGATCACCTTGTCAATCTCGTTAAGGATGGGAAACTCAATGGATACGGGCACCAACTCGGTAACCTGGTTCCATGCTGCAGCCCATGTAACTCAAGCAAAGGGGGTGCGGACTTCCGCGAATTTGTGCGATCACTGAAGTGCCATGATGAAGAGAAAGACGTCCTTATCCAGCGACTGGAAAATCATCTAGCTCGCGCCAAGCGCGTCACTCTGCCTTCAGCGGGCTCGAAAGCCGAATCCGCCAATAAGGAACTGGAGGCACTGCAGCAGCAAATTCTTGACCTGATGAGAAAGGCGGACGACCAGGCTGCGATTGTGCGACAGCTTGTCCAACAAGGCTTATAGACTCGCGAGATCAATCTCCCTGCGACGCCGGGCGAGCGCGTTGCTTGCCGCGACGCCGTTCGTTCCTGACTCCTCGGTTTGTACCGCACGCATGGCGCTAAAGCTTGCCTGCGATCTGGTTTTGCTCTTCACCGATTTCGACAGTTTGGCCAAAGCCTGGTCAAACGTGCAGATGTCATCGACCATCCCGGTATCTTTCGCGGCCTGGGCGCCCAGCACACGGCCCTGCCCCATGCCGTCGCGCACGGTGGCAAGCGGTACGCCCCGGTTCCGCGCGATTGCCTTCGTGAAGGCGCCGTAGTAATCGTCCACCCGGCCCTGCATGAAGGCCCGCGCATCGGCGGACAGTGGCTCGTAGGGATTACCTTCGGTCTTGTACTTGCCGGCTGAAATCAGCGTGGTCGTGATGCCTGCCTCGGCCAGCGCCTTCGACCAATCCTCGTGGGCCGACCACACGCCGATCGAGCCGACCTCGCCACCGGGGCTCACATAGAGCTCGCTCGCAGCACTGCCGAGCCAGTATGCGGCGCTCGCAGCCAGGCTGTTGGCAATCGCGACAACCGGTTTCTGCCCGCGCGCCTGGTAGATCTCGTCGGCCAGCTCCTGCACGCCGTAGACGCTGCCGCCCGGCGAGTCGATGTCGATGAGGATGGCATCCACTGCGTCATCGGCGAGCGCCGAGCGCAGTGTCTGCGCGAACATTTGCGTGCTCATCGAGCCGAGGCCGGAGATGTCGTCGGCCATGTTGCCGCGTTGCGTGACGACGCCGTACATCGGCAGCACGGCGATGGACCCGCCACTGGTGCGGGCCGCAGCGCTGCGTCGTGCCGCCACGATTTCGGCATTGGCACGCACGCGCGCCATCGTGTCGGCATCGGCGATCGACCCCGACGACCAGCGCGCGACGACGCCTGCGAAGGCGGCAAGCCGCTCCGGCATGATCGCCCACGGCGTCGAGAGGAATTCCGAGATCAGCAGGGCGTGTTTCATGGCGTACCTTGTGATGGCGTACCTAGTTTGCTGCGGCCAATTTCGAGGTCGGTTGCGTCGCTTTCCTCGACCATATTCAGCGGGCGCAACGGCTCATCGAGTCCGTCGATCGGATTCAGCGATTCCATCCGGCGCGCCTCATTGCGGGTCAGCCAGCCATCGAGAATCCCGTTGTGGTAGTACATCGCTCGCGCCTGCGCATCGCCGCGCAACAGTGCCGTGACCGGGAATTCGACATTCAGACCGTCATCCTCGGCGAGGAAGTGGTAGCGGATTGCTTCCTCCCAGCGCACGAGCCACGGCCGCAGCGTGTGGATCACGAATTCCAGCGACTGCTGCTCGATATTCGAGAAGGTCGCCTTCTCCAGATCGCCGATCATGTGCGGCGGGATCCGAAAGAGGCGCGCGATCTCAGACACGGAGAACTTGCGCGTCTCGATGAACTGGATGTCCTCGTTCTTGAGGCCCAGCTCGTGATACTTCATGCCGAACTCGAGGATCGCCGTCTTGTGCCGGTTGCGACCGGTCTGCTGGCGCTGCCAAGCCTCGCGGAATTCGCGTCGCTTCTCGTCGGACGGGAACGCGTTCGGCATCTCGATCCAGCCGCCGGGCGCCGCGTCGTTCATGAAGAAGCGCATCCCGTAGTCCTGTGCAGCCAGGCCACCGGCCACCGCTTCACGTGCGGCCGTGATCGGGTTGTAGCCGACGATGCCGTCGGGTGACAGGCCACGGAGGTGGAACACCTCGCTGCGTGCAAGCACGGTTTCGCTACCGTCGCGGCGCGTATAGCGGTAGCGCCACTGGGTATCGGACAGTAGCTCGATCGACATCCGATCCGGATGCAGGGGCAGCAGGTCGGTCACCTCGCCCCGGGCATTCGAGACGATCTGCGCGAACGCATTGCCGCGCAACGTGCAGTGGCCCTGCAGCATCTCGCGGAATTCCAGGGGATTCTGGAAATCGTTCGGGTGCAGGGCCAGCAGCCGGTACAGCCAGTGATTGCGCAGCGGTGTCTTTCGGCCATCGGTGCGCTCGCGATAGAGCACGAATGGCAGTGTGGAAACGGATTCGGCCAGCACCCGCACGCAGGCAAACACGGCGGTCAGGCGCATCGCCGCATCGGCATTGACCGAGTGCGGGGTGCCCCGAAACGGCACGGGCGAGAACCAGAAATCGCCCCATGGCGAACGGTCGCCCGAGTCGCTGCCGGCGTCAGCCCGGATCGATAGCAGCACTATTGCCTCGCCACCCACGCGCCAAAGAGCGTCAGGCCGATCACCAATGCGCCCACGGCAACGAGCGCAGCGGGGACACTGATGAGCGCCGCGCCCGTGCCGACCATGCCCACCCCGATCAGCAGCGAAGCGTTATAGACCTTGGGATTCATACGATCAGCAGCGTGTAGTCATCGGGCATCTTGGGTGTTCCATCGCCCACCAGCGCGCGGGATAGCGCCATGATCAGTGCCACGATCCCGTCGATCTTGTTTTCCGGGCGCTCTTTGCGCGGGTAGATGTTGTCTTTTGCGTCGAGGTGCGCGACGACGTTGCTCGCCATCCAGCCGAGCACCGGGTCACCGTCGTGGACGAGCTTGCCCTGCAGCACGAGCGCTTCGAGCGCCTTCATCGGTTCCGAGAAGTTCAGCACGGTGGGCCGCACTTCGATCATCGGCAGGCCTTCCGCGAGCATCCGGGTCGACAGCTGGGTTGCCTGGAACGGGTCGAAGGCGACGCCCTGCACTTGGAAGCGACCGACAAGTTCAATCAGGTCCGCCTCGATCCAACCAAAATCGATCACATTGCCCGGCGTCACCGTGAGCCGTCCGGTACGCATCCAGCCGGAGTACTGGCTGTTGCCGGCCGCCATCACGGTATCTTCCGGCAGGTAGTACTTGCCAAACGCCGCAAAAGTGCCGTCGAGTTCCGAATGGGGAAACAGCAACATCAGCGCCGCGATGTCCGTCTTGCTCGCGAGATCCAGGCCGATCCAGCAGGGTTGGCCAACGAAGCGGTCGAGATCTAGCGCCGAATCGGCGCACCGATCCCAGGCCCGCATATCCATCCACGCGGTGTCCGCATTGACCCATTCGTTGAGATGCTTGGTCTTGAAGTTGTTGACCGCGCTGGGCAACTGCATCGCTTTCGCCTGCAGCGGTCCCAGCACCTCGGGCTGCACCGAAATGCCCCAATTCGGATTTGCCTTGACCAGCGCCTCCTCAGTGGTCCAGTCGTCACCTTCGTCAAGGCCGTAGATGATCCCGAACTGGCTGTTGTCCGCGAATACGCCATCGAGCAGCTTGGTGACGAAGGTGCGCACTTCATAGCAGATGCCCGCGCGGTTGCTACCGGCGGTGGTAATCACCCACAGCAGCGAGTTGTCGCGTTTGCCGGTGCCGGTTTCGACCACGTCGTAGACGGTGCGCGTTTTGTGCGCGTGCAACTCGTCGACGCAACCGAAGTGGATGTTCAGGCCGTCGAGCGTTGAGCCCTCGGCCGAAAGCGCCTCAAACTTGGAGCCCGATGCGAGGGCGTGCATGTTGTGCGCACCGACGGCGACACCGAAGCGCGAGCGGAACCCCGCGCTGCGCCGAGCCATCATCTGCGCGTCGCCGAACACGATGCGCGCCTGGTCGCGGGTCGTGGCGAGCGAATACACCTCGGCGCCGCCTTCGCCGTCGGCCGCGAGCATGTACAGACCAATCGCCGACGACAGTGTCGACTTGGCGTTGCCGCGCGGCACTTCAATATAGGAGCGCCGAAAACGCCGTTTGCCATCTGGCTTCACCCAGCCGAAGACCGTACTCAGGATGAACACCTGCCAGGGCTCCAGCACCATCGGCTGCCCGGCCAGCGGCCCTTTGACGTGCGGCAGCCGCTCGATGAAGGCGCAAAGCCTGTCGGCTGGCGCAAACGTGCGTCCAGACTTGCCGGTGAGGGCCGGGTTGAATTGGTACGGACTGCTCTTGCACCCCAAACGCGCCAGATCGTCCAACTGCCGCTGACAGGCCAGACGCACCCACTTGCAAGCCGAAATCTCTCCCGCCACCACGGCTTCGGCGTAGTCCGTGGCGGTTTTGGCGTAGTCGCGGGCCATCAGTCGACGATGTCCGCCCAGGGATCGTCCGGTGCGACGGCGCCGGGCAGTGCCGCGTGAACCCGGCCGCGCGAGGCCGGGGTGAAGCCAAGTTCGGCCTCGCAGTCGCGCAGCGCGCGCGACAACTCCATCTGCACCTCGAAGAACCCGGTGCGCCGCCAGGCGCCCGAACCGTCCTTGGCGATCAGGCTCGCCAACCCCTTGCCCGCGATGAACTTGGCCAGATCGCGGTACTGCGCCATCAGATCGCAGTACCGCTCAAGCACCGCGATGTTGTTCGCGTGCAGCAGGCCCTGGGGCGAACTTGCCAGCAGGTAGCGCCAGATCGCCGCAGCCTCGTCGCGCATGCCTGCCGGCGGGTCAGCCAAGAGCGCCACAGCGGCCGGCTCATGCGGGTTCGCGCGGCATTTCTGGAGGGTGCCCTTGATCCTCTTGATCTCGGTGGGCAGCTTCTTGCGGCCCGCACCGGGACGTGCGCCGCCGCTTTTACCTTTGACGCCCGCCATTTGATTTGCAATCCGCCATTTGAATTTGCACGCGCAAAAATCTGGTCACGCGCGCGATCCTGGCGCCGACGGCCGCAGGGATTTGATCCCCCCTGGGGGGGCGGTGCAGGCCACTGCGGGCGCCCACGTGGCCATCAGTGGCACCGGTTCGCGGCTGGTAGGCAATTTGCGAGTCCAACTCGCTCGTCCGCACACAGCGCGTTTAACGGCGAGCTCGCTGCGCTGTCTCGGTGGCCGTCTTGCGGTTGTGGCAGGGCACACACAGCGACTGCAGGTTGGCCCAGTCCAAGCGTGCACCGCCATCCTTGATCGGCACCACGTGATCGACGACCCGGGCGGCAACCGTGCGACCACGCGCCAAACAATGCGCGCACAGTGGGTGCGCCCGCAGATATGCAGCACGACATTGCTGCCAGGCGGC